CGGACCATCCCCTTCACATAACCCGGCAGCAACATCCATGAAAAACTGCTTCGCCTGCTTTTTCGCCTCCGCTTCGTAAAACTCCAGCGTGGCACCTTCAGTACGGTCAAGACTAATCGCCACATTTGGCAACAACAGTGACGGATACCCACCAATTTCCAGTGCCACAGTAACAGTAATCTTATCCGGGTAATTATTTATCCCTTTAACAACCAGTTCGTATTTTTTCTTCATCGCTTTACTCTCCCCGCGCCGCCTTACGCTTATCTTCTTTAATCTTGAAATAAAGGTTAGTCAGATACGTCAGCAGGCCAAACAGCAGACTCCCCAGCACACCGATTGCCACCCACTGGGACGGAGAGACTTTGTCCAGCAGCTGCAGTAACCAGTATCCCGTCCCCACCGCTGACGTGGTGTATGACACACCCGTTGTGATTTTTTCCATCTGATGTATGTCTCCGTCACCGCCGACAGAAAATGAAAGTAAAGGAAAACAAAAAGCCGCCAGTGTCACCCACTGACGGCCAACTCCGGGAGCCGTGATTATGGCATTCAGGCTCTGCTAAAAATGCCAGATAACATTCCGACCAACCCCTGATTCAGGTTATAAATGACACAATATCTTGACAACATCCGTCACTGTCTGTCAGAAAATGTACTGCCAAATATAAGTATCATGTGAAGTACATCTACCCGTTTTAGCCAGCGTCCTTCAGAGTGGGCGCTGGCTTTTTTTATTATGCTGCCGGTGCATTTATCTCCAGCATCAGACTTTCTATCTCAACGCCATACGCTGCATTTTTTGTAACATCCGTCAGCGTCAGCGCATTCAGTCCCAGTGTCAGACTGTCTTTTATAACCTGGAATGCCGGGCCAGCCACTCCATTCAGTTTCGGAGTAACCGTGGCACTGCCGGCGGTGAACACCAGCTCCAGCGTCTGCCAGTCGTTACCGTAATCGCCGAACTCCCCCAGCTTCGTGTTTCCGGCTTTCCTGTGATGCATCAGATTCACTCTGCCGTCAGTGGTCTGAGTGAAGTACGACATCAGGAACGGATTACCGGTACCCGTCATCGCCACACCATCAGGAACGGGAGCATCCGTATACAGATAAATCCCCAGCCCGAACTGATTGTTGGTCAGTGCGCCTGACAGGCGGAACTTACAGGTCAGTCTGCCGCCCTGTGTCAGCAGGGTAATTGCGTCATCCACCGGATGCGTCAGGGACCAGGTTTTATTGCTCTGCTTGGTGATCTTAAATACACCATCTGACAACTGAATTCCGCCATCCTTAATGCTCCAGCCCTGCGCAGCAGCCTCTCCGGCTGCCGGCAGCAGGGAGATTGTGCGAACGGACGTATCTGCAGACGGACCCGATGGCGTGTTGCCGCCGGGCGAGGGTTTAATTTCCGGTGCCTTACCACTGATGAAGGCTGAGGTGCGCCCGGCTGCGTTCAGAATAGCGGTTGCCAGACGATCCGGAATAATGCTCCTGCGCGCCCATGAACTGAAATGTGTCGGGCGGTTTGATGATACCTGGTTTCCATTCGTTCTCGATGCCGCACCGTAATATCCTGATGCCGGAATATCCGGATCTTCTGCCGGCGCGTTAGTGGCGGTATTGACGCCGTTACCGTCTGTCATGAAGGGCACAAAATAAACGCCCTCACTCTCCCTGTTTTTATACCCGCCGTACACGGTGTCGTACTGGGTAGCGTATGTATTTTTCCAGTAATACGTCGTGTCACCACAAATCCACGGCACATCTGCAGCACTGCCACCATGGCACTGCGCGTTAAACACGGAGAGGTCAGCACGAAACTGTGTCAGCATGGCTGTAAACAGCGCAGGTTGCTGTGCGTGGGTGGCGGCGCTCATGTCAAACTCTCCCTGCATCCAGCACACCGCCAGCAACACATTTTTCGGGTTCTTCTGTAATGCAGCTTTAGTGCGCGCAATCAGGTCCTGATATAACGGTTTACCCACACCCCAGCGTGCCGAATCCTGGCTGGCCCCCGTGTCCGCACTGAATGTCCCCTCCGCGCCCTGGGTGAATGCCGAACCACCACGACAGCATGGTACCAGCAGGATCCCCGCGTTATTCGGGATATACGGGAGCAGTTTTTTGGCAATATGTAAACCCTGGCCGACACAGCCGTACTGCCCTTTGCTCAGGTCTGCCTTCGGATGATTCAGCGTACTCATATCCTGCACATCATGCAGGCAGTGGTCGGCCGGAATAATATCGTTATATCTGCAGGCAGCCCCACCCGGCGTCACTGTACTGCGGCGCGCCAGCTGTTTAATGCGCGGATCCGGAGCATCGTATGAATCCGGCAGCGGAAGCCCTTCACCGTAAGCCATGGCATTGGACTGCCCGGCCAGTACGATGACGTAGTACCAATCCGGCTCAGTTGCACCACTGACCACCACATCACCTTCTGCTGTAATCGCCTGCATCAGGGTATAAGGGGTTATGGCCACCGGACTACCAAACGGCTGCCAGCCCTCTTTCAGTTTGTGTGTCAGCTTTTCCGCAAGGTCTGACGGCGACGCCGCCCTGACAACATCATAATGTTTAAATGTCATTATTCCTCCCGGCCGGGATAGTGTATTAAATCAGATATGGAGTGGGCTGTAGTCCGGAAGCCTGAATGACACACGGGGACTACAGCCCAAGAAATGAAAAAAGGCCACGCAGTTGCGCAGCCTGATAAACCCTGGTTAAAATCCACACGATAACAACACAACAATATCAGTATCTCATGCTATTGCCCGAACCCATTCGGGCATTTTTTACCCATAAAAAAGCCCCTCCGGAGAGGGGCATGTTTGCATGCACATTCTTTTTCTTGCATGGTGCCGGGTGCCTCCCGGTGAATTCAGTATCAGCACCTGAATCCGCGATTATCACATATACCTGGTTGCTGATTGCCCCTCCGCACAGGGGGATTCACCATGCCAGTTTCTTTTAACAAACTCCCCGCAAACCAGACAACAGTCAACCGCCTGAATTGTGAGACATTTAAAAAAAGCCCGCAAAAGCGAGCCAGGGAAAATAAGTGTGGCGCGTTGTACTGGATTCGAACCAGTGACCGATTGCTTAGAAGGCAATTGCTCTGTCCGGCTGAGCTAACAACGCAGAATACCGATAATGGACCGCCACCGGGGACCCGAACCCCGCGCAACCAGCTTCGAAGGCTGGCGCTCTGTCCTGATGAGCTAATGGCGGTATGTGATATGGTGGCCCTTGCTGGATTTGAACCAGCGACCTGGCGATTATGAGTCGCTCGCTCTCACCACTGAGCTAAAGGGCCGGGCGCAGGATAATAACGGTACGTAACTAATCCTGCAATATCATCCGTTCTGACTGACTAAATCCTGAACTTCCCTGACCGTCTGCTCAAAACGTTCAGTCTCCAGCTCAACGCCAATTGCACGACGCCCCAGCGACATTGCTGCTTTGACGCTACGGACATAAAAAAGCCAGCCACTGGGGGAGGCTGGCAAACTCGTAGAGCAAAATGCTGTTACGCAAACTTCGTTACAGGGTCATCCTGCAATACAAAAAATACACAATATTTAGAAAACTAATAGTGCCATGTGCAATTTTTAAGATTTTGTTATTAATTGTGGTCGCACCTTCCTTTCTGTGTACTTTCCGTATAGCTCACAGGATTCTGGGTACAAAAAAACCCGCGCATCAGCGGGTTAAGCAGCGTGGCAATGTAACCACTCTTATCATGATATGCAGATTTTTACGATCGTAAACTATTTTTTCGCTGATAAAATACAGAGGTTCTCCCTCCCGGCAATTCACGCTCAACATACCGATCCATCTCAAGCCTCACTCCCAGCATCATCAGCATGCCTTCAACAATCCCCTCCGCTTTGTGAAGGCGTTTACCTATACAGGTGTCAGAGCACCCATGTTTCCGTGCCAGCGCCATGAACGTCTCCCCCAACACGTAATAATCAACCAGCAAGTCATGCAGATCGCTGTTGTTCCTGTTAAGGCGAGCCATACACCCGCATATAATCATCGCGTCATCGTCACAACACTGTGGACGTGATTTTACTTTTTCGGGGATCAGTCCCTTAAATCCGGCAGCAATGGGCGACCATGTAACATCCTCATGGTTATTTGCCGCCCATGCACCCCAGCGCTCAAGAACCTGCCGGATATCACGCATCAGTATCTTTACCCCATCCGCGATGAACCATAAGGACGCCATTGACGACGGCGTGCTTTTTCCCTTCTTTATCGCCAATGTATTTTCTGACTGTGGCACGATTGCAGTTCAGTATTCGGGCTACCTCGGTCTGATTTCCATATGCCTCAAGGAGCATGTCAGGAATGGTTTTTACGGTGAACGTCATGCGGCCTCACTTCTGCTGTTTCGCAGGTCTTTGAGTTTCTGTTGGTACCCTGCCTTGATCGCCTTGCACTCTTCGATAGTCCAGCGATGGCGGTTATGGTTTGATTCGATTTCGTCTACTGCTTCCTGCCCGATGCGGTTAATCAGTTCGACGCGATACGGAACGAGATTTCCGCTTTTATGTTGGTTGCACACCACGCATTGCTTGTGAATATTGCGTTCATCAAATCGGAGTTGAGGTGCCGCAGCAGTTGTCCGGTAATGTCCGGCATCCCACTGAGCAGACGTGAGCGTTCCGCACGAGATACATGGTAAGTCGCGGTCTCTTTCTCTGATGAAGGCGTTTACGGCTTTTTGGGCTTGTTTTATCCAGTAACTGCGGGGCTTTAAGGCGAGTTTTCGAATCTTAATTTTATCTTTCTGTTTCTGCTCCTCTCGTCGTCGTTTCTTCTCTGCTGTTTTTTCCGCCTTTTCGCGTTCTTTATTTCGTCGTTCGAGCGCTAATTTAGTTCCGTGTTCCGGGCTGCACCACCACTGATTTGAGAATGCCGGGTGAAACCATTCCTTACAGATTTTGCATTTCCTTCGCGCTGGTTTAGCCATTAAGCAGCCTCCCCTGTTACTTTAAGCATTCCGTTATCTAGCAGCTTTCTGGTCAGCCACTGTTGACCACGCCCGGTGATTTTTGTGGTGAACGATATCTGTATTCCGTGATTTGTATTGACCGCTGTTTCTTTCACTGTGAAATAGCCGCGATCCATATATTCCTGCATTGGCACATTGCGCCGGGAACCTGAAGCAATAAGGATTTTGTGTTCGCGCATCCACGCAAACAGTTTGTTTGGACCAATACCAACAACCTTTGCATAGTTTCCAATCAAAATTCCGCTGGCCTCGCCAACGCGATCGGCAAACTCAACTTTAGGTGCGGCAATTGCGAGCTGGTTTTCCAGTTGCATTTTCTGCTCAGCAAGATCAGCAGCAAGGCGCAACGCTTCTGGTAGAGTTTTGGGGATATTAACCGCAGCGTCTTCAAGCTCTCGCCAACGGTCAACAAGACGAGCGGTGAATTCCGGCGACAACTGGGCAACGACAATAATGCTGTCTCGCTTACCTTGTTCGCCTTCGAATACATACACACGAAAACTTTGATTTAAGCCTAACCCATTGATTCTTCCACAATCCTCAATTTGAGGATGTCGGATAACACCATTTTTAGCCAGCATTTCGATAGTACGTTTCACATTGTCATGACGCTTACCTGTAAGCTCAGAGATTTCAATGCTGGTAATTTTGATGACGTTGCTATTTATCAGCTCGTTCATTGTCATGTCCTCTCATATTGAAAATTCACCAATAAAAAACCCAGCCGAAGCTGGGTTTGTTAAGTTGTCAATTGTCAGTAGCGATGTAGTGAAGGAGGTAATTCTTTGTTCTTAAGCCTTACCCATGCGGAAAGATTCGTTGGTCCGTCTGGCTCATTAATATCAACATCTCGTGTGTGATTGATTAAAACGTCTCTCGCCATTCCAATAACATACGAGAACTCATGACCGTAGTCGTAACATCTGCCGGAATAGTTCGATTGAATTTGCTTTAGCGCTGGATACAATTCGCGGAATAATGCCTGTGAGCGGTTAGCATAATCCCACAGCCATACAAGGCTGTCTGTTTCTTTTGCGGAAAGCCCGTTGAGCTTCTTCTCTTGTTTGCCAGTATTTTTCTCGCACTGGCTGAAATAGCAGTCTTCCAGTTTTTCGAACACTTCCCACGCCTGATCGGTTTCGAGCATTTTGGCGTGACGGGCTGCTCCGCGTTCTGTCCAGAGGATGAGGGAGCGGGCTTTCGGGGAAATTTGTAACCCTCTTAAAGATGGTTGCAAATTTTGTGAGTTACTTAAAGTAACCCGCAAAATTTTCAACTCATCACCAACAACCTTGAAAAAGTGTTTACCCTCAACAAAACGCTCGGAATTACGGGTGTAATTTACTTTGATGTTGTTGATCTCGGTACAGTAAAGCTGTGCCAGTAACTCGGTAGTGATAACGGGAATTTGGTTGTGTGTAATTGGGGAAAGAGTTTCGACAGAAATCTGAGTGGCCATAACGATAACTCCGTACATTTGGACATTATCGCCACCGTCAGGTGCTAATCATCATGGTGGCGAACTGTGCGGGGTTAGCACTACCGGGTACGGAAACCGGCGAGCCTTTCAGCCCCCCCACACAGCCCGCCATAAATCGCGAATGTGACTGTGCAAACGATATGAAAAAAGACGCGGGCGCGTCTCATATCGCTCCGTAAACATCCGGGGTGCTAATCCCGACGCCAGATTTTGCTGGCGCGTGAGGAATATAGCCCCGAATAAATCATCGCGTCAATCACCTTGTTTTCCTCGCACGATGTCTTAGCCACCGGATATCCCACAGATGAGCCGTGTAGTTGAAGGTTTTTACGTCAGATTCTTTTGGGATTGGCTTGCGTTTATTTCTGGAGCGTTTCGTTGGAAGGTATTTGCAGTTTTCGCAGATGATGTCGGTGATGCTTCTTTGCTGTCGCCTCATGCCGCCCTCCTGACGCCCTGCCCGATCGCCATCAATGCCGCTTTGGATACAGTAGTAAACATTCGTCGAGGACTGATGAACGGTCGCCAAATCAGCAGCATGGAGCCTTTGCTGTTTCCCTTCTTCTCCAGCCCTGTCGATGGTTCGATAAAATTAATCCGTCCATCAGTGATGATGCGAACTTCGTCAACACTCTCCAGAGCCTTGCTGAACCATCCGACTGACATATCCTCTGGCACAAGCATCACTACCGTCTGTCGCTGTTGTATGCACTGCTCAGCGGCTTTTTCCACCCACGGCCTGATATTGCTGTACGGTGGGTTATTCCAGATTGCACCGTGGCTTATCCACTCAGAATTTAGCGCGTCGTCGGCCTCAGTTAACCAGTGAGCGCACAGAGCATTTTTGTCGCTCGCTGCCGAATCCAGCCAGAATCCAAACTCAATATCCAGTGCATCAAAAAGCCAAAGCGGCGTTTGCCAGCAGTCCTTGTCGTGTGATGGCGTATTTGATTTGATAGTCATGCAGCTCTCCCTTTTCGTTGTGACCATTCATACTCTCGCCAAGAGTCATCACTCCACCGCACGTTGCGCTCTGAGCCGAACCAGAACATGATTTCGATAAGCTCAGTCATGCTGGCCTTCCGCATTTTGCTGGTACACACGCCAAGCATGACAACGCCACCGTCGATACCAGGCACACTTCGTTGCTCCAGTTTTTTGGTCTTAAGCCACAGGGCAGTGAACAGGTCTTTCCAGTCTTCCGGCGCCAGCCGTTGACCATGCCATAGCACCTGACGCGAAACATCGTTCAGCATCGGCCACATGCGGTCATTCTGCGCTTTGCTGCGCTTGGGTTCTTTAACGTGGACTTCGTGGGGTGACTTGTCGTCGATGGGTAGTGAGAGAATGGCGTCTATGGCGTTATTTCTGATTGCTTCGTTGCGAAGCAGAAAGGTTTGCTTCATCTCCTGCTCTCCGGTTCCATTTTTCAGCCGCCGCAGCAACTGATGGTGCCCATGCCCCCCCTGGCTTCACAGAGGTCACATTCTGCATAGCCCCACACATCAATATTTATTCCGGCCTCAACCCACAGACGAGCATTACCGCCGCAAAACGGACATTCTTTTAGCTTTGGCTGGGTTAATGATAGGTCGCTCATGCTCACTCCTTCACTTAAAATCCAGACTCCGGATAATTCTGTTGCGCTGAAACTCATTGTTGAGTTTGAACAACCGTCGAAGAACACGGTCACGCGGATAGCGTCGTGCGGCAGGTGAATGCTCATACAACTCATCAAGCGGCAAACTGGACGATGAACGATACCGATACCAACGCACCAACTCTTCACGAAAATTAGCCCTGACAAGCTCAGCTATCGTACTCATTTCTTAAAACCTCCTCAAACGCATTCTGACGCATTTTTCATTCTCGCTGCTTATCGGCATGCCTTGCACGTGCTTACCTCACCACAGAGCGATTGTGATGCCTTAAAAGCGATTTATTGAAGTGATATTTGCTTAATCGAAATTCTTTTCTTTGATTCCTGCGGCCCTGATGGCTTTCATTACTGCAATTACCGTTTTGTCACGCCCATCCTCATAACCCATCGCATAAGCACCTTCTTCACCATCTTTCCAAAGGTCGTCATTCGATTCGGGCCAGTCGATATCCAGTTCAATAGCAGAGCGCGATGCCTGCCATATCACCCAGGCAAACTCTTTTAATTCATCGTCTCCCGTGAACTGGCTTTTGTCTTTTGACCACCAGTTTTCAAACTGTCGGTAGCTATCGTTCACTTCCCTCTCCCCCAAATAAAAAGGCCTGCGATTACCAGCAGGCCTGTCATTAGCTCAGTGATGTAGATGGTCATCTTTTAACTCCATATACCGCCAATACCCGTTTCATCGCGGCACTCTGGCGACACTCCTTAAAAATCAGGTTCGTGCTCACCTTTCCTTCCCGTTCTTCCCTGGTAGCAAACCGGTAATACACCGTTCGCCAGACCTTACCTTCGATAACCAGAAGACCTGCCCGTGCCATTTTAGCTGCGGCCTGATTTATGCTGGTTACTGTTGCGCCTGTTAGCGCGGCAACGTCCGGCGCACAGAAGCTATTATGCGTCCCCAGGTAATGAATAATTGCCTCTTTGCCCGTCATACACTTGCTCCTTTCAGTCCGAACTTAGCTTTAATTTCTGCGATCTTCGCCAGCGCCTGAACACGATTTAGAGGTCTGCCGCCCATGACAGGAAGTTGTTTTACTGGTTCAGGTATAGTCTCACCACGGTTAATTCTCGCAGTCATATGGACAAGCTCATCTGCGGCCTTACGGCGTAATTCCGCATCAGTAAGCGCATTGGCCCGCATGTTCTGATACAGGTTGGTAACCAGCCAGTAGTGCGCGTTTGATTTCCACGGATAAGACTCCGCATCCGGATACAGGCCTCGCTTCCGGCAATACTCGTAAACCATATCAACCAGCTCGCTGACGTTTGGCAGTCCGGCGATAACGGATGCTTCTTCCCGGCACCATGCAACAAACTGCCCGGGTGATGGCAGAAATGGTCGATTCTGCCGACGGGCTACGCGCATTCCTGCGTTAACCTGTTCCATTGTGGTGATCCCGTTTTCCCGGAAAGCCAGAACCCACTGGCGGCGGATTTCATTCAGTTCGTTCTGGTCCCGGTTAGCCAGACTCGCCGGGAAAGTTGCCAGTAACTGGCTGAACACACCGTTGATGATCTGCGCTACCTGTTGTACCTGCGGCTTTTCGTCGTACTGTTCCGGCATGTTGTTGGCGATCCGACGCATCTGCTCACGGTCAAAGTTAACCATCTGTGCGGCGATGTTTTTCATAAATCCACCCCGTAAATCCAGTCAGTGTTTGTCAGGTCGAGTTTTGGTTTTCCAGCTGTCACGCCAGCCTGTTGCTTGTTACGGTTGATTTCGAGTTGGGTCCACTTGTCGCGGAGTTTGGCCGGACTTAGCACGTTACCGGACCAGAAGTTGTCCTGGCATGCCCAGCGGAACAGCACGCACATGTCGCGGTGGTTACGTCCGTCACGTTCACGCATCAGGCGGATATCGTTAGCCCACCCTGCAAAATTCGGTTTTCTGGCTGATGGTGCGATGGTCTTCACCATGTCAAACATCCACTCTGCGGCGGTCAGGTCTTCTGCTGTTCCCCACTTGCTGCCGCTCTGAATTGCAGCATCCGGTTTAACCACAGAAAGATCGTTTTCTGGCTGGTCAGAGGATTCGCCAGAATTCTCGGACGAATAATCTTTTCTTTTTTCTTTTGTAATAGTGTCTTTTGTGTCCCCCTGTTTTGAGGGATAGCAATCCCCTAATTTGAGGGATGTTTTATCCCTCGTTTTAGGGGATTTTCCCTCGTTTTGAGGGATGTCCCTCATTTTAGGGGAACCTCCCTCGTTTTGAGGGATGCACCATTCTGAGATGTTTTTATTTGGTCCAAACATGCCGCCTTGCTGCTTGATAATATTCATTCTGACGAGTTCTAACTTGGCTTCATTGCACCGTTTGACAGGTAACTTTGTAATCTCGCTAAGTTGAGAATCGGTGATTCTGTCCATTGGTTTATTCCACCCATAGGTTTTACGCAGAATGGCAAGCAGCACTTTAAACTGTCGCTTGGTCAGATCTGCGCCTGAATAAGCCTCAATCAGCATATTTGATAGTCTGGCGTAACCATCATCGAGATCTGCCACATTACGCTCCTGTTCGGCAAAGTTACCTCTGCCGAAGTTGAGTATTTTTGCTGTATTTGTCATAATGACTCCTGTGGATTGATCCAGTAATTCCCTCAGAATTGCATATCAATTTGCTTAGAGTCCCCGGCGGCCACCGGGGATTTTTTCTTTGTGATTTCATCAAGCGCATACTTAAAAGCCCTGCTAATCGGACTGATGTCTGATGCCATTCCGAAAGCACACAAGACCGAAGCAATAAATCTCCAGTCCGTTCTGCTTATCTTCGATTCATGACAGCCAATCATCTTTGCCAGACCGCGCTGGGTAAGCGTTGACAGGTTGATGAGTAAATCAGTTTCAGCGCGATCAATTTCTCGCTGTGATAGTTTGCTGTAACTTGTTTGTTCCATTTCTTAAGATTTCCAATAGTGAATAGCTAGTTGAAAGGTATGCGTGGAAACGCATATGGCCTTAGTTGGTCAGATATATTGGGACTCGCTTTGTCAGCGACGTAGGACGAATGTCCATTGTGAAAAGAGCGGTGTTACTTATGCAGCCGATGCTCTACGCGATACGAACACTAGGTTTTCCTTTTTCACAGGTTTATAACCCGTGAAATTACGAGTAGCTTCTTCGATTGCATTCGCTTTATCAGGGGAAGCTCTTCGAAATCCATATGCAATCTGGTCAAGATAGCCAACTGAAGTTTTCGCTAATGCGGCGAGTCGCTTCCATTCCTCACTAGAAGCCTCTTTTCGCCAGCGTAGTAGTTCATTACTCATTAGTGCCTCCGTTTATCACACAGAACAACTTTACCATTTTGATAAATCATCCGCAATGTAAATTTATCATATTGCGTATTTATCCATTTGCTAAATAGAGGGAAAATTGTGAGATGGAAAACAAAGATATTCGCAAATCGAATCTGGCGTTTTTGCTAGATGAGCATAAAAAAATCGCGGGTAACACTAATGCAAGCTTTGCCGATAAGCTTGGGGTTAGCCCTTCTCAACTCACGCAAGTCTCCGGTGAAAAAAGCACTCGAAACATAGGGGATAAACTAGCAAGAAAATTTGAAGCCGCGCTTGGGTTACCTAATGGGTGGCTTGATTTGGTACATGATGTAACACCAATTGCATCATGCTCAGATTCTTTAACTTTTGTCGGTCAGGTAAGAAAAGGGTTAGTGCGCGTGGTTGGTGAGGCAATTCTTGGTGTTGATGGTGCCATCGAGATGACCGAAGAGCGCGATGGGTGGCTCAAAATTTATAGCGATGATCCAGATGCCTTTGGTCTTCGTGTGAAAGGAGACAGCATGTGGCCCAGAATAAAATCAGGAGAATATGTACTCATTGAGCCTAACACCAAAGTATTCCCGGGTGACGAGGTGTTTGTCAGAACCGTTGAAGGACACAACATGATTAAGGTTCTTGGCTATGACAGAGATGGAGAATACCAATTTACAAGCATTAACCAGGATCACAGGCCTATAACGTTGCCTTATCATCAAGTAGCAAAGGTGGAGTATGTAGCTGGTATTCTGAAGCAATCTCGCCATCTGGATGACATCGAGGCAAGGGAGTGGCTGAAAAGTTCGTGACTTCATCGTCACATAGCTGGTAACCAGTGGCCAGAAGAAACGTTTGGGTGAGGAGGATAGATGGCGTTCACTGACCTTGAATATCAAGCGGTCAAAAAAGAAGTTCACCAATTCATTGAAAGCATAAGGCCGCCTGAACATATCCGCAATGAACTGGATATTGTTTATAGCATCAATGACCAAACGATAGATATCGGCGAACAGCGCCCCGTGTGGCAGGGCAACCCAGGTGAAACAAACATCCTGCCATCAGCAAGAATCAAGTACATACGTTCTCTGGATAGATGGAAAATCTATTGGATGCGGAAGGATATGAAATGGAATCAGTACAGTACTGAACTTTCGCTGACTGATGCGCTTGAGCTTGTGCGTGCTGACCCGGATTGCTGCTTCTTCGGATGAGTGAAGAGACGTTTGGATGATGGATGATCGCAGAGATGCTCGTAGAGCATACAGCGATGCAGGAGAATTTATGGCACTTAATTTAGAAAGAATATCTTTTATAACCCCATTTGATAGCAGCGAAGAACCCAACCAACCGACGCTTAATTTTACATGCAATGAATTTCCTGCGCGGCTATCAATTGATTTCAGGGTTGGTATGATCGGGTTGAAACCAAATTCAAGATATAATTTGGGTATTATGGTAATCCCCGCGCACCTAATTATAAAAAAAGGTGAGGAAATTCAATTCCCTGACGGCTCTTCGGAATCAGTTTCACTTTTCATCGATACGAAAGATAGCCATTTTGAAACAGGGGTTGGCGGACAGGTAATAGTAACATTGAAAGAAATTAGGGTCCCAGCTAAAGGGCTGTATAGTGTTATAGGGATATTGCAAGATAATGAAGACCCTAAAAATGAACTTCATAAAAATGAATCATTTTTCACCGTAGAGCTATTATGAGTGACGACAGTAATTTAAATAATCATGGAAAGCAAGACACCAACATATCTGAAAGCCGGAGGTTGAAGGTTGTTGGCGGTTCCGATTTTGAGGCTGAATTTGATAATTCTCCCACCAAGGTGCAAAATAATTACATAAAACCGCCACAAACGGAGGAAGAAGTGGGAACGATCAGCAGAGAGGAACTTGATGCTCGCTTAGCTGCTAATAAAGCAGAGATGGAGTCTATTGCTTCTTCCATTAGGGCTGACATGGCTCTATCTCGTGAAAGCGTTAATGTCCAATTTGCATCACTTAATGCAGCCATAAGCTCTCTATCGTCCAAGATCGATGGAAAGATGGATAGCGCTGCTGGCGATATAAAAGCAATTAATGGGAGATTCGAAGGAATTCAAGGACAAATAACAGGGGTTAATACCGCAATTAGTGGTGTTCAGTCGGGTATTTCTATACGATTAGCCATTTTTAGTGTCATTATCGCTGTAATAGTTGCGATTCCCGGGCTGGTATCAGCTTTAAAGTCAGACCACGCACCTTTGCAACAGCCTTCCACTTTGCAAGCGCCGCCACAAAATACCCAGCCAACAGACAACAAAAAAATCACTCCCCAGCATTAACGCATTAACCCGGCCTCAGCGCCGGGTTTTCTTTGCCTCACGATCCCACACCTAAAAACACATAACCAATTGTATTTGTTGAAAAATAAATAGATACAACTTGCTAAACAACGCAATCCAGATCTCCCTCAAATCTCTTTATTTATCCTGTCGAATTCCTACAACAAAATAAAACACCATAAGAATCAATACGATATTTGAAAACCAAGAGAATTTATCATTTTGCTATTGCCATTAATTTATCATTCCGATAAAGCTCACCCATCAGCAGGACGCATTACTCACCAGGGCGGTAAATATACAACGATTCGAATATGAATCTACGGCGCTGACAAAGCGCAATAACCAAAGTGAACTTTGGGGTGTGGTGAAGGGTTCATGGACGGGAATATGTCGCACGTAAAGCGGCGAGGCCTGCGGGACTATTGCCGAATTGAAGTAGGCCGAAACAGGTCGAAATGGGTCTCCCACCTACCACACCACCAAAGTTCATCAGGAGGTCTATATGACACGCAGAACTCAGTTCAAAGGCAATTCACGTTCTCGTCGTCGTGAGCGTTTAAAGGCAAAGGCATTAGCTAACGGCGTACTGGCCCGCGAAGAAGCAATAAGTTCAGAAGTATTACACCGCCCTACTCTAAGCAGAGCGCAGATTCAGGCTAAAGGTACTCACGAAACGCCTGAGCGCATAGAAGACGCTAAGCCAATTAAGTTCATGGCACAGGACGTGATCTGGCAACAGAAAGAATACAGACGCAATCTGGAGCGAGCGGCCATTGTGTACGCGAATGAGTTTGGACATAAGCAACCAGAAACTGGTGTATGTCTTCCAAACGTAGCCATTTACGCGGCAGGCTACCGGAAATCAAAACAACTGACGGCGAGGTGACTTGTGTTGGTCGCCAGAAAATGAAATTAGGCAGCAAACCACTTATTTGAGGTGAGATATGACAAAATCATGGAGCGTACCTTTTCCTGAATCAGAAACTGAACATGATGGAATGCCTGTTTTCTGGAGATTCCAGGCGACAGTTGAAGAAGATGGGATAAAAATATTCGCACTTCAATATATAGCTTTTCATCAGACAGAGCATTATGCATGGTTGGTTCCTGCGCATTGGATTGTTAATTTTAAACCAGCACCAAATCAGTGGTTACAGGAATGGAAACAAAGGAGAAATAGATATGCAATTAAGAAAGTAGCAAAAAATGCAGAAAGATCTTTTGCATTCCCAACGAAGAAACTTGCCATTGAAAGTTTATTGCGCCGGAAGAAATACCATTTAATGAGAATCAAACAAGATTTGGCTGTTGTATCAACTCTTGTTGATGGTATGAAGAATATTGATACATCAACACCAGATATTGAATATAACTTTGGACACAACCAAGAAACAGAAAATTGGGTATTTTATTAGTACGAATAAGCACTGTGTATTCATTCCAACGAGTGAATACACGGAGCAATGTCGCTCGTAACTAAACAGGAGCCGACTTGTTCTGATTATTGGAAATCTTCTTTGCCCTCCAATGTGAGGGCGATTTTTTATCTGTGAGGATATGAACAGATGTCAAACATCAAAAAATACATCATTGATTACGACTGGAAAGCATCAATAGAAATTGAAATCGACCATGACGTAATGACAGAGGAAAAACTTCACCAGATTAATAATTTCTGGTCAGACTCTGAATACCGACTCAATAAACACGGCTCTGTATTAAATGCTGTATTAATCATGCTGGCGCAACATGCTCTGCTTATAGCAATTTCAAGCGACTTAAATGCATATGGTGTTGTGTGTGAGTTCGACTGGAATGATGGAAATGGTCAGGAAGGATGGCCTTCAATGGATGGTAGCGAAGGAATAAGAATTACCGATATCGATACATCAGGAATATTTGATTCAGATGATATGACTATCAAGGCCGCCTGAGTGCGGCTTTACCGCATACCAATAACGCTTCACTCGAGGCGTTTTTCGTTATGTATAAATAAGGAGCACACCATGCAATATGCCATTGCAGGGTGGCCTGTTGCTGGCTGCCCTTCCGAATCTTTACTTGAACGAATCACCCGTAAATTACGTGACGGATGGAAACGCCTTATCGACATACTTAATCAGCCAGGAGTCCCAAAGAATGGATCAAACACTTATGGCTATCCAGACTAAATTCACTATCGCCACTTTTATTGGCGATGAAAAGATGTTTCGTGAAGCCGTCGACGCTTATAAAAAATGGATATTAATGCTGAAACTGAGATCAAGCAAAAGCATTCACTAACCCCATTTCCTGTTTTCCTAATCAGCCTGGCATTTCGCGGGCGATATTTTCACAGCCATTTTCAGGAGTTCAGCCATGAACGCTTATTACATTCAGGATCGTCTTGAGGCTCAGAGCTGGGCGCGTCACTACCAGCAGATCGCCCGTGAAGAGAAAGAGGCAGAACTGGCAGACGACATGGAAAAAGGCCTGCCCCAGCACCTGTTTGAATCGCTATGCATCGATCATTTGCAACGCCACGGGGCCAGCAAAAAAGCCATTATCCGTGCGTTTGATGACGATGTTGAGTTTCAGGAGCGCATGGCAGAACACATCCGGTACATGGTTGAAACCATTGCTCACCATCAGGTTGATATTGATTCAGAGGTATAAAACGGATGAGTACAGCACTCGCAACGCTGGCAGGGAAGCTGGCTGAACGTGTCGGCATGGATTCTGTCGACCCACAGGAACTGATCACCACTCTTCGCCAG